AAAATAAGAAGTAGGAAATGTTACTTTCCTACTTTCTTTTGTTTTAAACTATTTTTTCTGGAAATATCCAGAGATTTCAATATTAATTTCGTATTTTCGTTGAAGAACTTGCAGTATATCCTAGATATCCAACCACTTTTTATATTAACAAACTCTAACTTTTTGAATAACTGTGGTCCATCGAAAGTGGGTCCGAAGTATCGATAAAAATTCATCGACAGTTCTCCCATACTTAGGTTGGTTATTCCATTGTCAATGTCTGAGTTTGAAAGAAGCTGTTGGACGTTATATATTAACCTATTCAACCCTATGTGAGTAAGGACTCCAAACTTGAATCCCTTCTTCGTTAAGAAGTATGGATTAAGATATTCAAGAGATAAGACCTTATTCATTTGCAAATACTCCAACTTTTTATTGTACGTAACTATTACCGGTTCACTCTGGTTCAGTTGAGATAGTTCATTGTTCAGTTTTGTTAGAATAGGTCTAAGTTCCATTATTAGTTACTTATGATGATAAAGTACTTACCCATCTGCTCAGTCATTCCTGCTAGACGGGCCTTCATGCTGGTAGCGAAATTTTCTTGCTTGGAACCTCCACCACCAATGGCTTCAATATTCTTCATAAGATCATCAGCAAGAGACTCGATAGGATTAAGCATTCCATCGAACAAATCACCCTTGAACATGTTGCAGTCCTGTGAGATATTCTTATATATCCTACCGATTGAGATGTTGTCAGAGTCTTCAACATACTTGAATACAAATGGAACAAAAGACTTGCTAAGTCCAGTCGTATCCCATACTTGAATCTCATCCATTCCATCAGGAATTTCTACCTCATCCTTTTCTCCATCAGAAACCTGATAATACAGAAGATCAATTCCGAACCTTCCAAGGAGAACCAATCGAAGACCATTCAGTTCAGTTACTGTAAAGTCTTCCTTCATCTTCAACTTGTTGAAAAATACTCGGTCCGTAATAATAGCTGATAGTGTATCCAATCTATCTTGGATAAATGCATGAATTGCCTGCATGGCCTCACCATCGTTACTTACTACAGCTCTTGATCTCGAAATTAGCTTGGAAGTACTACTTCCTTGACTTGTTTTTACTAGTGAAATTTCTATGTTCATATTAAAAAATTATTTTTCATTTGGGATTTTCTCATCTATAAGGGTTTTTGCCTCGTCATCACTCTGATTGTCCCTTAAACAATGATTTATCTATTCCTATCCAGATCTCATTTAATCCACTGAGTATTATGTCAATGAACAGATCTCTACTTCCATTTATTGAACTATTGTTGCAGCAATATAGAAATCCTCCCAAATTTTTGTGGATTCCGTATGGTTTAAATACTAACTTTTCTAATCTAGATTGAAGTTTTACGATGACATTCTTTCCTGATCCGAATATAGACTCTAGGACTTCTTCCTTATCATTAGATTTATCTTTTACCACTAACTCCTTGTCAGTAAAATCTGGAAAGTCACATCGAGATATGTCTTTAACAAGTGGATTGTAATGCTTTTCAAATATCTCCCTATCAAATATCGCAGTTAATTTGATCTCTTCTTTTTCCATTCCATTAAGTCCAAAAGTCTTTTGATTTTCGTATCATTTCTGTTCTATATTATTTCTTTTATTGTATAACTCTCTTTCGTAGCGATACTCATCTATTATTACTTCCATTATATCACTGTGATCCATAGTGGATGCAAATTTTCTTCCCGATTTATTACAAACAGCATTCAATTTCCAGAGATTAATTTTCCCAGTTTTTTCGTCCATCTCATCATTGAATTGGTAGTAGGAAAATTTGTCTCCCAACTCTTCATAATATCTTAGTAAATTAACATTGAAGTAATTAACTACATAAGGACTAACTGTCGAAAAGAATACTTTGCAATTCGGATTATTAATAACTAATTTGAATATCTCGTCGACTTGATCAATTTGCTCATATGGAGACTTCCTAGAGTCTATGTCTCGAAGGTATATGTGTTTATCTCCTACAGCATTTTCTCTAATCTTGTCCCCACTGATTAGGTTCTTTATTCCTATATCCCCTCCTCCAAGGTATTTCATATAATATGAATTCCCCAAACTAATGTCTATTTCCTTACCACTAAATACTTTAAACTCTGGATTCCTAATAAATTTTCCGAACCTATCTAGGGTAAATCTTTCCTCTCCATTTATGTACTCAAATTCTTTTGCACCTATCTTATCTATGTCTAATATACCATCCAGAGGGTCCTTACTAAAATTTATTGGAGCTCTTCTAAGTACCTCTAACTTATTTATGATATAGTTACTTAAATCATAGTCTCTTAGGCTGGAGAACATATAGATCCTCTTGCTAAGATCGATCTCATATTCATCACATCCTTCTATTACGTTCCTAAGAATCAATTTTTCACTCATAATATTTACTATTTAATTTCATCATAAAGTTCCCAAATATACTCCATAGGGTCAGAAAGATCAATAGTATTTAGAATCCTTCTATTTGTCAGATTACAAGTGCTGTCCAGACAATGTATGTGACCATATTCTCCATCTACATAGTATGCCGAAATCTTCTTTGCAATTTCCTGGTCTCTTGCCATTATTACATTCATATAGTTCAGAATGTATGGGCTGTGAGTAGAGATTAGAACTTTATATGAATAGGTTTTTTTCCAATTTACAAACTTTCCAAACAAATCATCTATAAATTCTATTTGCTCACTTGGTGATAATCTTGCTTCAATATTTTTGAAGAAATCGTAATATCCAAACATCTTATTACAAGAAGAGCTACCTAACTTGTCTTCAATACCATCCAATGAACAGTCAAAAACTGCATCACTAGGCATTTTATCTTTATTTAAATCTCCAGGGAAGTACCTTACGGAGAAGTCGGATTCTCTTCCTTCATACCCACATGTTTTCTTATCTCTCCACTTCTTTCTAGCGTCAATTATGGTCTGTGGAATTAAGTTTGTTAAACTATTTTTATCTCCAGTGAATATAATAAACTTCTTGTCTTCAAGATCTATTGTGTACTTTTCCTTATCCTTGATTTGAATTTCCACCCTTTCTTTGTAGTTCTCTTCCATATTATTCCACTAATTGTTTACTTTTCCTAATACTTTACTTTCTATTTCCGTATACTTTTCGAAGATGTATTCCATAGTCTCCGATAGATCAAGGGTATTTATAAGTCTCATATTCGTCTTATTTCCAATACTGTCCAGACATTCTACATCACCATCATCGTGCACATAATAAGCTGATATTTTCTCTGCGAGCTCTTGATCTTTAGCCATTATGACATTCATATAGTTTAGGACATATGGGCTATGTGTTGAGATAAGAATTTTATCCGATGTCTTCCACAATCCTAACTTTCCTGCGAAAAAGAGATATTCTATATACTCTATCTGTTCTCCTGCCGATCTTCCATATTCAATATCCTTATAGAAGGTGTAGTTAGTTTTTCCCGACAACATTTCCCTTCGTGCTTTACTACTGTCTGTATTCAGGAACTGAATAATTTCATCTCCAGATCCTTCTTCCTTAATGTCCTTTCCAGGTAGGAAATACTTTAGGTTAAATGGGGATATATTCTCACTGTCGCCACATTTCCCACTTCGACAGTCCAATATAAACTGGGGGATCACATTCGCCATGTCATACGTATTTCCGGAGAATATGATTACACTCTTTTCACTTAGATCTATGGAATACACTTCTTCCTCACCCTCCGGTTGAATCTCTACTCTTTCTTTTAAATTCTCTACCATTTTCTTTTATTATTTGATTTTCGTGAACTATCCAATTATGCTTTCTATCTTTAGGATCTTGTATTACATACCTCATCCTTCCAGTTCCTGTGTACTTACAATTATATCCGGGGAACAATCTCTTCACTATTCTCCCAGATAAAACCTCCCCTTCCCCGAAGGTGAACTCTACTTTATCATTGTGATTCAGTATCGGGAAGAGTATGTTACTTATCTTTTCCATACAGCAAAGGTAATAAGAAAAGTGGAGAACTAAGTCTCCACTATTCAATTATCATCTTATCTCACCTCATTTTCAACAGATTTTTTGTATCAACTGGTGGAACTCGGTCAGGTTTATTACTGTTATTCTCCAATTCCTCCAACCTATCAACTGCAAATTCAATATACTTTTTAGCCTTGTTAAGGTCTTGAATAGGATTTTCTTTTCTATCCCATCTCCAAAGATATTTCCAAGTATTTCCAAGATAAAAAGCCAGTGCTCCATCTTTAATTCTAGACAAGTTTTGATCAAGAACATCTCTCAATTTAATCTTATCCGATTCATAGTATGAAGGAGATATTGGGTTGTTCTCCTCAACAGTCTCTTCCTCCTTATTCTCTTCGGAAACTGTTCGGATCTCTTTTCCTGAATATCCATCCCATTTCTCTATAAGAAACTTCCCCATGAATTCGTCAACACTATTTAACTCAAAGTAATCTTCTGGAATATGATCATTCCTATTTATCACCGTACAGGAGTATCTATTAGAATATTCTTTGATTATGGTATTTTCAGTTAGGTCTATTTTGTCATATCTCCCAATTTGAGATCCATTACTATCAAGGAGTTCATCCAGCCCATATGCATCCATAATCTCATCTGCAAAGTAGGTATTTCTATGGAGATCCCTCACTATTGATTTTGATATTTCGTCCTTACTAATTTCTTCCGAATCATGGTAAGAGAGCTTCTCTCTACTTATTACAAGAAAACTCCCAAGGAGGTAAAAATGATTGTCTGTAGCTATATAAATTACTTCTGTATTTTTTAGTGGAGATCCACAAGTCCCATACGAGACTAAATTTACTCCAAAGTACTTTTTCAATTCTCTTACGGAAACTTTTCCACCCACATAAGTGTGATCCTTAGGCTTTTTCTTGTTATCTTTTAACTTCTTATTATTCTTTAGAATGTTCCTAATATCCTCCCTATCAATCTCTGAATACCCCTCAGGTAGTTCATAATCATTGACTAGTACGGCATTCTCTACAGTGCTTCCAACATTGTAGAAGTACGACTCATCTATGTCAAATATAGTTTTACTGTCGTACTCGTCGAGGTATTTATTTACAACTGATGGAGTATTGAAATATTCTTTAAGTTCTCTTACGGAGATTTCATTTTTGTTCATCTTACTTCCTCTTTTCAATTATATTTTTACGTATTTCTTCTGGATTTATCATTCCTCTGTGAATTACGTTTTCCATTATGAGTTGGTCACTGCTGAATGAGTAGAAAAAGTCTCTTTCTATATCAAAAACATAATCAATTGGATACCATCCAGACCTCTCCTTTAGTATGCAACTAACCCCATAGTAATCCATTAACTCCTTTGCAGATACAGCATTTCTACGGGTTGGAGGTAAAGTCCTTTCTTTATCCATGATTAAGTCTACATCCAATTTTTGGCAGGGAATTGTCTTAAATTTTCCGCTTCCATCGGACATAACAATATCCCGACGAACATACTCATTTATTTGATCTATCCTTTTAAAATTTAAGTCGACGTACTTGATATCAAATGATTGTTTGCTTTCTAGGGTATCTGATGAAGTCCAGTCAAGAAGATCCATGTGATCGAATGGATTAAATCTTGTGTCAGTATCGAATTTTCCATCTATTATGGAGATATAGAATCCATACATTAGAGGAAGAAATAACTTAAATATTTCTTTACCTCCTATGACAAATACATCAGCATATTCTAGGGTTTTTCCTGATGTAACCCAAGCCCTGTGTAAGGCATCTAAGTAATCTCTTTCAACAAAGTACCTATCATCTCCCGGATCTTTTAGAGTCTTTGATAGGACTATGTTGACCCTACCTTTTAGTGGAAATTTATCTCCGAGAGATTCCATTGTTTTCCTCCCCATAATTACTGGATGATACATAGTTTTCTCCCGGAAGAACTTCATATCCTCCGGAATCCTATCCCAAGGGAGACCACCTTTATACCCTATGCCCCAGTTCTTATCTGCGGCCATTATTCCAAATATTCTCATACTAACTAAACTTTATCAATTTTCTCTCTATTCTTCTTACATAGAAAATCAATAAGATGAGATTTTTTCCAGATTGATCCTCCACACTCCGAGGTGTATTGGAGAGGTATTGTGTGATTGCATCTTATATAAAGAGTATCTCCTATGATTTCTGCGTCTTGTCTATCTAGATCTACATAGTCCTCCTTATTTAGTACTACATCTTTATATCCAAAGCTCGGTACGAGATCAAGCTCTTTAGTGACCATTGATGGGTCGATCGTCATACCTCCATTACCGGATATCTCTCGCAATACCATTTCCCCAGCAGATTTAATAATATAGTCTATATCACTATAGTCCCCGCATATAGCCTTGCAGAGATCTAATCTATTAATCTCATGGATGAATCTTCCCATTTCAATAATATTTCCAGAAAGAGCGATTACCAAGTCATACTCCAGTTGGGAGTATTTAACTCTCCTATGGTACTCTAACTCCCTCCTATCTGCTGTAAGATTTTTGTCGTGACGGGCTAGTTCTTCAAATTTTTCCACGTCAATATCTAATCTCCTAAGATCTGAATCATTACAATAAATATCGTGTTTATATACAATAATTGAATTGGATATTCTTGAAAACCTCTCAAATAACAAAGAATCTGCAATTACGTATACGTCATCCGAGAAATAATCGATCTTACTAAGGATGTCTCCTACCTCTTCTATTGGCATATCAGTAGAATCTGTTCTTGGGAGAACAACCTTACTCCCCCTCTCATCCTCTCCTTTTAAAAGACCCTTCGGGACAACCGTAACATTCCTTTTCGACAGATAGAGGCATGTGTTGTAGAACCTTACTGGCACTTGATTGATAGGGAGAATATTTCTCTCCCTATCTACTGGAACTATTGTTATTATATTCATACTTTAATTATATGTTTCTTCAAAAATTTCTTTCCTGCAAGGATAAAATTCTCCCCTTACTCCTTTGATGATATAATCTCCAAACTCGCAGCTCATTTCTCCCTCTAGGGTCTTTATAGATGCACCATACTTATTGAATGTAAGTGACTTACCAGCAAAATTATGTACTTCTTCTTGATTGTCCTTTGAAAGCTGAATGGCTTCTACCTCTATCGGTTTCTTTACATACTTGATTACAGAGGTACTAAGAACTTTCTTAAAGAAATCTCTTACTATCTCTCTATTATATATGCCCCCTATTAGTGATAGGATTACGTTAAAGGTTCCTTTATATATAGTCTCCCCTAATTTTCCAACATCATTTCTATTTTTCAAGTAATTACTTATAATATCCAGAGCTTCTAAAGATGATCCATACTCATCCTTCAAACTCTTCCTAGAGCTGAATTCCATAATTGCTTTGTGGAGAAGTTTCTTATCATCAATATGTTCCTTCGACATGCTCCGGATCTCCTTTTCTGTTTCTGTCAAGTTGAACTTTAATCGACTCAACATGCTGTGGCTACTTGAGAGTCTTAGGTCGATATGTGTAGATAGGTCTTTTAAATCTAAAAAGAATGTTGCCACATCAATTGGAACATTTTCCACCTTGACATTGTCTCCTCCCCAGTTTATTAAATCAATATACCTACATACATATTCCACTAATTCATTTGATAATTCCTGAATTTTATGAATACTGCACTCAATTGATCCGTCAATATCGCCAGAGAGGAATATAGATAATTCTCTATCATATCTATCAGTGATAGAGGACAATTTTTTAGTACTGTCAAACTTACCTATTGTATTGAAGTCCTCTCCCGGAATAAGGTCGTTGAGGAATTTCTTTGTTGACAGTAATAAACACCTTCCAACTGATCCTGTATATTTTTTATCCCCAGAATATAGGTCCCCGAAAGAAGATTCAACGAAGTACTTATCTCCCCCATTCGGAAATCCTATCCCAATAAGTTTCCCTTCCTCGTTTTCAAACTTTGGGAAATTAAGATCTACAGTGAGAAGATCGTTTGTTAATTCTACTTCATCTTTTTCAAATTCCTTAAGCATTTTAATAATGCCTCGTCTTTCCTCTATTTTTCTCATACTTTTATTTATTTGTTTTTATATTGTATTTTTCCTTTAATAACTT